ACATGTTACTATTCGTTTTAGTAAATAAAAAGGAGCACAAATGGCAGCTAAAAAGCCAAAAGACAATTCGGCTGCTGCTCTTGCGGCTGACGACGGCATGCCCGTTCCAAGAATTTCCCTCGGAGAGCAAGGCTTTGTTGGCCTGCGCACGGTGTGGGGGAAAGTAATTGACGATCCCCAGCGTGCGTTCCGGTGGCCTACGTTCTACACAACCGTGCGCGAGATGATGAACGATGCAGTGATTGCATCCGCATTCAACACATATCGCATGTTGCTCTCCCGCGTGAAATGGGATGTGCAACCTCCAGATGGTGCAACAGAACAAGATAAAGAGCGCGCCGCTTTTGTAAAGTCGTGTATGAGCGACATGGACCATAGCTGGGCAGCATTTCTTTCTGATGTCATTACTTATATGCCGTATGGCTTCGCTGTAGAAGAAAAAGTATATCGTCGGCGCCTCTATAAGAATGGCAGCAAGTTTAATGATGGCCGCGTAGGCTTACGCAAGCTTTCCCCTCGTGGGCAGGACACCATTGTTCGTTGGACCTTCTCTGAAGATGGTCGCGATCTGCTTGGATGCGAGCAATCTATCGTCAACCTAGAGAACGGTGCAATGTTTATGGATCAAGCCAATGAACATGGCCTTATCCCTATCAAGCGCGAGAAATTCCTTCTGTTCACAGCAGACGCCACCAAAGGCGACCCAACAGGAAATTCTATTCTGAAGGGCGCATACAAGGCCTGGAAGCAGCTTGACATGCTTCGCGATCAAGAATTGCTTGGTATTGCTAAGGAGTCCAACGGCCTTCCATTGCTACGCCTTCCGCCTGAATATATGGCAGCGGACGCACCAGATGACATGAAAGCTGTTTATACAGCCTGCCAAAAGCTTCTGGACACGATTCAAGCAGGTACGAACAAAGGCATCATTTTCCCCCGTCGTATTGACGAAGTGAGTAAGCAAGACCTTTTCGACATCAGCCTTCTGGAAAAGAAGGGCGTCAATGGCGCGAATATCGATAATGTTATCAAGCGTTATCACGACGAGATTTACGCTGCCTTGGGTGTTGACATTCTCAAAGATGTTACTGAACTTGGTTCGTTCTCTCTTGCGGATTCTAACACGAATCTCGTATCGCTCGCAATGAGCCACCGCCTGAATGAAATTGCTGACGTCCTCAACAACGATCTTATCCCGCAGCTTTTTAGCTTGAACGGCTGGAGCCTTGAGCGTCTGCCCAAGTTTGTTCCGGGTGATATCTCTGAAATGTCTGCTGACGAGCTTGGCAAGATTATTCAACGTTCTGGTTCGATTGGTCTGATTGTTAAAGACATTAAGACTATTAACCGCCTTCGTAAGGCAATCGGTGTTGAAGAGTTCCCTGAAGATACGAAGGTTGACGATCTTGAGTTTACGATGGAGTCTAGCAATTCTGGAGAAGGGATGACTACGCCGTTCGATGGGACTGCCAAGAAGCCAACAAAGAAGGACAGCAGTACCGGAAACAATGAAAACGCCGCATAAGGAGTTACATGGCACACAGTCTTTTCAGGTTCACGGAGAGCCTTTACAACACTCCACACCTCATCCGAGCGGAAGCCGCTCAATCTATTCTTGAATATCTTACCCATCGCAACTCTGTTGAATTTTCTAAGATTGTAGAGGGTTCTAAAGAGCCTGTCAAGGCCAAACAGATGAATAAAATCGGAGAGATTGCCATTGATGGCGCGCTCTCCTACAAACCTGTTGTTGGTGCTTGCGGGGATGTGCAAGGTTGTTCTTACCAAGGAATTCTTGAGCAAGCTCAGATGCTGATTGATGACGGCGTTACTACGCTTATCACAGTGCATTCCAGCCCCGGCGGTCAAGCATCTCATGTTTTCAGCACCGCGAACGATCTGCGGACTATGTGCGACGAAGCTGGTGTTCAGTGGTTTGCATATATCGACACGATGTCTGCATCTGCATCGCTGGCCCTAAATGTCGCTGCTGACGAAGTAATCATTCACCCTGACGCAGAGACAGGTTCTGTAGGCTGTGTTGTGGCGCTCATGGACAAGTCCAAAGCGTACGAAATGGCTGGGTTGAAGCCGATCTACATTGCAAGCACTCCCGGTAAAACACCATTTGCGGAAGATGGAAGTTTCTCTAAAGAGTTTCTGACTGAAATGCAAGACGAGGTGACTAGGTTGGGAACCGTTTTTGCAGAACATGTTAGTTCTTATACCGGCATTCCTGTGGCTGATATTCTTTCGTGGGACGCCAAGATGTTTCATGCAGAAGAGGCGATGAAGCTGGGTCTTGTTAATCAGGTTATGGATCATAAACAATTCTCGGCGTATGTTGCCGACAAGCATAAAGGAAAAGCGTGATGCTGAATCATCTTAAAAAGTTTTTTAACCAAGAAGAGGAAGAAGTCAATATGACTACCGAAACCGTTCCGGTTACCGAGGCTAATGCTGACGTGACTGCACTGGCGACAGAACTCTCTGAAATGAAAGCAAGTTTTGCTCAGGTTTCGGAAACTCTGGCTGTAACAAAAGCTGATCTGGAAAAGGCTCAAGCTGCTCTGGCTGCTGTGGCAGAAGAAAAAGCAGCAGTTGAAGCGGCTGCAATCGCTGCAAAACTGGAAGCCCGCCGTAAAGAAGTTGAAGCTCAAATGGGCACTGAAAAAGCTGCTGCTTTTATGGCTGCAACTGAAGGTATGGACGACGCAAAAGTCGAATCGTTCCTGCAAATTTTCGCTATGAATGCTGATGCCGAAGCTAAGAGCGAGTTGTTCAATGAAATCGGCGTTGAAACCAAGGCAGACGCACAAGTTGATGAGCCGAAGGTTGAACATTTTAATAAATACCTCCCTAAGAAAACTGCTAAGAAGGAATCGAAATAATGACGAAGCTTGCTACTCGTTCCAATAAACTCTCTGGTGTTCTGGCTTTTGAAGATATGCCGAACCACGGTGTCTGCCGCCGTGCTGTCACCGTTACTGTTGCTGCTGGTATGGATGTCGGTGCTGTCCTGCAATTTGACGGCACGAGCAAATACAAGTGGGTTGCTAACGCTGACGTTGCAACGCTGAATGCTGACGTTGTTGTGCTGATTGACACCGTTGTGGATGTCCCGTCGCTGACTCCGGGCGACTATACGCTGACTGTCCTGCGCGTCGGTCATGCTGGTGTGGTGGATCAAGGTCTGCAATTCAAAGACACCGTCACTTCGGGTAACCTGCAAACCGTTTACACGGCCCTGCGCGCTAAAAACATCCACGTCCGTACTGGCGTCTAAGCCAAACCCGGCGTTTAATAGATAAATAAAGGAATACTAACATGGGTATGACTATCCGCGATTACTACAATAGCTTCAAGAACGCAGATTTCGTTGATTCGATTTCGCAAGTCCCTCTGCAATACGGCTTTATCAACTCGCAAAACCTGTTCTCGGTTAAATCGACTAACCAAACCGCTATCGTGTTTGATCGTGACTACGCATCGGTTACTCTGCTGCCGCAAGTTAACCGTGGCGCTAAAGCATCGACGGAAAACCACGAGCGTAAAGTTGATACGTTCGCTCTGAAACTGGCTTATTTCAAGCACGAAGATCGAATCACCAACGACGACATCCAAGGCTGGCGTGCTCCGGGTTCGACTGATTCGGAAACGTATGGTCGCGCTACGGCAGAAAAAATGACGGATATGAAAAGGGCGCTTGATCAGACTAATGAATACATGAAGCTGCAAGCCCTGAAGGGTGTGTTTAAAACACCAGACGGCACTGTGATGGCTGACATGTACGGCCAATTTGGCATCACCCAGCAAACCATCGACTTTACGCTGGGTACGTCGAGCACGAACATTGATTCTATCATCCGGCAATTGAAGAAAGCTGTTGCTACCAATGTGATGAATGGTGGTGCTATCTCTGGTGTGTCGGTTCTGGTTGATCCGCTGTTCTACGACAAACTGATTTCGCACCCGAACGTTAAAGCTGCTTATCAGTTTTACGCTGCCGGTGGTGCTGGTAACGCTGTTCTGCGTGACGACAATACGTCGTACATGCAGTGGGGCATCACTGATGCCTTCCAACTGCGAGGCCTGAACTTCGTTTCGTATGATGCAACGTTTAACCTGCCGGGTGGAACCACTGAGCAAGCATTCGCTAACAATAGTGGTATCGCTTACGCAAACGGCGTTCGTGATCTGTTCCGTGGTTATGCTGGCCCTTCGGCTAAGCTGTCGGAAGCAAATCAGCCGGGTCAAGAGGTGTTTGTTCGCCAGTATGTGGACCCTAAGGATGAGTACGTCGAGTTTGAAATGGAATCGGCGCCACTTTTCTTCTGCACCCGTCCTGCATCGATTATCGCACTTACGTCGAGTAACTAAGAAGCAGAGCCCTCTTCGGAGGGCTTTAGTCTCTTGACTATAAGAACTTCTCATGGGATAATAGAGTGTTGAGGTTCTTATGTTAAGGAGATTTAATGCCACGTAGTTTGACACAAGAAGAATTTACTGAGAAAGCATTAGCGGTATGTAAACCACATTACGATCTTTCTAAAGTAACCTATGTTTCAGCTAAAACCAAGATAGAAGTGGTTTGCAAGTTAGGGCACGGAAGCTTCTTTGTGACGCCAAATAATTTTTTATCTGGGAAAGGTTGCCCAGCTTGTGCCAATGTGATAAGAGGGAGTAATGAACGTGCTCGCCGATCTGAAACTTTTCTTGCAGATTGCATTGCTGTGCATATCAATACGTACGGTTTAGATAAAGTAAATTATAGGGGTTTTGACACACCTATCACCGTTACCTGTAAAGAGCACGAAGATTTTGAAATACTCCCCGGCAACTTCCTAAAAGGGAAGGGTTGTCAGAAATGTGGAAATCGTCAACGAGGCGTAAGCAACAGGCTGTCGCAAGAAGAGTTTGTGAGTGGCGTTACTAGCGCAAACACAATGTTGAAACCTGTCGACAGCACTATATACACAAGCTATGAGTGTCAAGTGGACTTTAGTTGCACAGAACACGGACTTTTTTCAGCAGCAGCTAAGACACTTCTTGGCGGCAAAGGTTGCCCCGGCTGCACGTCGTATGGATTCAATGTTGCTAAACCTGCCAAACTCTACATCTTAACCTTAGACAAACTGGTGAAAGTTGGAATAACTAACCGAGATGTCTTTGAACGAGTCTCTTCCATAAACACAAGTATTGGACAAGAATTCAATATAGTCGAAGAGTTTAGTTTTGATAAAGGGCGTATTGCTAAGGAGGTCGAATCATGTCTCCTCCGCGAACTCCGTTCCACCCACAAACAACCAACAGAAAAATTCGACGGCTCCACAGAATGCTTCTACGATGTCGACATTCAAGCCCTTCTTAACAGAATTGAAGAACTTATAGAGGAACATTCTTATGCCCCTAATCGACTTGTCGACACCCATCGGGAAGCTGCGTTATAGACTCGGCGACTACCTAGATATTCCACGACTTCCAGATGACGTTTACCAGAGCGCACTGGACGAGAAGAATAACAACATGCGCGCAGCAACAGTTTTGTGTGGACAATATATTCTTGCGGGTCTTGCTTTCGACTCTCAACAACGCATGGGCGTTATCGAAGTTTATGGTAATCAGGTGTTTGAACAGTACGTTCAGTTTCTTAAGCTTGTCCTAAAAGATCCCGCATTCAACGGCGTCTGCCCTCTTCCTTACGTTGCTGGTGCCGATACACTACACCCAATTCTGCAATTCAAAGAAGACTTCACAAACGCACAGAATCGCCCGACACCGGACGAACGCCTGCATCAAATTGCTAGCGGACCTTTTGACCCTTATGGCGGTGACGTGGCGAATTCAGCACCTCCTGAAATTCCGAGCCCCTGATGAATAGCTTAGACCGTACAGTAGCCACTATGATGTCCCGATATGGAATGCAAGGCTACGTCTCTGTGGCAATCTCAGAAGCATACGACCCTACGACATCTGAAAACGTCGTCTCCTACCAAGATTATGCTGTCAACATTCTTGTGTTTGATTACGTTCGTAAGAACGAAGGTGATAGCACAGAGCGAAATACACTCGTACAAACTGGTGACAAGCAAGTGTATGTTCAGCCTCCGCAAAAGACAGACATTGGCATTCCGCTTCCTCATCTGTCTCCTAATAGAGACTTTCTTAAAGTGGGTGACAAGATTTATAAAATCGTAACAGTAAAGCAATACAACCCTTCCATGTCTTCTGAAGGTTGTGTAGTTTATGAGCTTTACGTTCGTGAATAATAACCAAAATTAATTTAAAGGATTGAAATGGCCGCGCTTAGTGACTATCTTGAAAATAAGCTTGTAGACTTCCTTTTTCGTGGACAGACTTTTACTCCCGCAACAACATTATATGTTGCACTGTTTACCACTACTGATAACGACGCTGGAACAACCCGTGTAGAAGTATCCGGAGGCTCGTATGCTCGCGTAGCTGTACCTTCTTCTCTTGCAAATTGGGCAGGTACTCAAGGCACAGGAACAACGGCAGCATCCAGTGGCACTTCTGGAACTACATCAAATAATAACGCCATTACGTTTGCTGCACCTACTGCAAGTTGGGGCTCTGTCGCTGGTATGGGCCTTTTTGACGCAGCTACGGGCGGCAACGAATATTGCTACGGGGCTCTTACCACTCCTAAAACTATTAATAACGGAGACCCTGCCCCAAGTTTTTCTGCTGCTGCTCTTTCTGTGCAAATTGACAATTAAGGAGGTCGCATATGAAATTTGCAGACCGTCTTAAAGTATCATCCACAGGGACAAGTGCAGCAGCGCTTGCGATGGGCAGTGCTACAGCAAAATGCCGAACCCTCGCACAAGTAATTGCTTCACTTGAAATGTCTGTTGGGGACACTAATGTACCTTTCGTTGTTGAAGACTCCACCGGAAACTGGGAAAGCGGTCTTTATACAATTACAAGCAGTACGTTTATTACTCGCACACAAATTCTAAATAGCTCTAATTTAGGAAGTCCTGTAACTTTCGATGGAGGAGCTTTGACCGTATATAACGGAGTCCCGGCATCTACGATGAATATGGGTTTTGCGAACCCGCACGACCCGGGCTTTGACATCATCATATGTGCTGGACAGTCTAATATGGTTGGGCAGGATACGCCCGCTACAGCGCTAGACATTCCCGACCCTCGTGTGTTTTCGTTTGGCGGATATGCGACAGAAACCGCAACATACCAGAAGATCACTCAAGCTGTGGACCCTTTGCGATATAACTATTCACAAGCATCCCTTCCCTCTCTTGGTAATGGCTCTGGTTTAAGCCCTGCACAATGGTTTGCTAAAACTTATGCAGGTATGATTCCTTCGAATCGTAAAGTGTTGTTGGTTCCCGTTGCCAGAAGTGCAACTTACTTAGTTGCACAAACAGCCGAGTGGGCTCCGGGAGACAGCGCAACAGGTGGAGGCTTTTTATACGAAAACGCGATCTCACAAGCTAACGCCGCAGTTGTTGCAGCACAAAAAATGTACCCTAATAGCAGGGTCGTCGGGACGATTTGGTTGCAAGGAGAGAGTGACGCGTCGTGGACAATATCGCAGATAAATTATGTCGCAGCACTAAAGACATTGATCTATGGGTTCCGTACACGTATTACTGGAGCTACAAATTCTTGGTTTGTAATCATGGGAATGATTGGAGAATTTGTAGCAAACACAGCATCTGGTTCATCTCCAGCCTATAATACCATTGATCTTGCACACAGACAAGTAGCTACCGAGTTTCCTAGGTGTGCCTACACGCAAGGTATCACTGGGTATGCGTTTCCTGCAAGTACTGTTCATTATAATGCGGACGGCGCGCGAATCATGGGTTGTAACGCAGCAGGGGTTGCTCCGCAAGCTATGTTGTCAAAAGGTTCAGACACCACCGCGCCGACTGTATTACGTGCAGCAGTTTCTTCTACAGCAACAAGTATTGTAGCTGTGACATTAAGTGAACCTATCGATCCTGTTTATGCTCCGCAAGCTTCTGCTTGGACAGTAACAGGCCATACCGTCACTGCTGCCAGTGCGACAGGTAATGTGGTATATCTTACTGTGTCCACACCCTTTGTAGGAGGTGAAGCTACACGCACTGTTACATTTACGGCACCCGGTAATGGCATTCGTGATTTTGCTGGGAACCAGATGTTAACACAAAGCCCAGTTAACATTACGAACAATGCGCCAGCTAATGCAAGCGCCGTGACTCTTACAGGTCCGACATCTGGTACATATGGTCAAGCATCAACAGCCTTCACAGTGGGTGTATCTCCGGTAGGGTCGAATATCAGCGGGACAGTTGTGGTCACTCCATCAGACGGAGGTGCGGGGGGAACATTTACCCCTACAACATTGTCTCTTACAACTGCCAGCCCGAGTGGAACATTTACGTATACGCCGCCATCTGTGGCAGCAACATATACAGTTAGTGTGACGAACAATGGTTCGCTGACTAACCCGTCTTCGATTTCTTATGTAGCATCTGCACCTCAAGCAACTACTGTCACTTCTGTAACTGTTAGCCCATCGACAGCAAGTCTTTCTGGCAACGGTACGCAAACATTTACAGCCACTGTTTCTGGAACTGGATCGCCAGCGCAGACAGTTACGTGGGCTGCTACATCTGGAACTATTACGAGTGGCGGCGTGTTCACGGCTCCGTCTTCTACGGCCAGTGTTCAAACAATCACTGTCACAGCCACAAGCACTGTAGATAATACTAAGTCTGGTACAGCTACTGTTTCTGTGGCAGCATCTGCTGGAACGGACATTCGCTTTGCTGACCTGTACTCCATGACGGAAACGTCTTCTGTAGCACCTTATGCCTATAAGGAAAACGCGGGTGTCAGCTATTCTGCCTCTAACAACGGGGGTACGTCCACAGTGTCGGCAGCAGGCGACTTCACATTCACTGTCAAGGTCGGGTCTGTGTCGTCTGGACAACAAATGATTTCGTTTAAGACTGCCTCCGTTACTACGACGTACGCCAATACACTCGGTAATTTGATGGCCAAGACGGCAGGCTACAACTCGTTCGCTGGTACACTGGCTGCAACTGTCAACAACAGCACGATTATTCCTGCTGACAATGATCTTATGAGGCTTGCACGTACAGGTACGACAGTTACAGCCCAAGTGTCGAAGGATTCTGGTGCGACTTGGACTACTATCGTCACTTGGACAAGCGTAAGCAGTACGTTGTATATGCAAATTCTGTCTGCCTCCAATGGTACATTCACTGCACCGCAAGGCACAGGCTTCGCATAAGGGGGTAGTATGCCGGGATTAAATGCAATCGGCCTTGACGCTGTTGGGATGTCGGACACAACAGCGTCTACAATAGCTGCGTCTTTTTCTTGTTCGATTATGGCAACGTCTGTGGTTGGTGCGTCCCTGTTGTCAGGAATCTCACTGTCTTCAGTAATTTCTGTTGCCGCTACAGTTACAGCTAATATTGCAGGCAGTGCTGCACAACTTTCAACTAACGTGACGTCGATAGCTGCTTCTGTAGGGAGTTTATCGACAGTTATCAGCCTTAACGCAGCAATGCAAGCTGTAACATCTGTTTCAGCAAGCGGCATGACAATTTCTGCCGCATTAGGTTGTTCTATAGCAGCACAAAGTGTTGTGTTTGCCGACATCACTTCTTTACAGGTAACCCCAATGTTTACACCAAGTTTAGCAAGAACAATCAACGTACAAGCCACATCCCCTGTGTTTACAGGCGGGAAATGGTGGACTCTTTCCGACCCTAAAAAACCTCGTGCAGCTAAAGACCCTGATTCTACTATCGACATCACGTTTGACTGGTCTGTGTGGTTGGATGATATTGGCTCTGTGACAATTTCGGATGTAACGTTTACACTTAACGGTGTTAACAGCGTTGGCACATTCTCGGATGGTATTAAAACAACTGTGTTCGTATCTGGCGGTACAGCAGGAAGTGCAGCTACCGTGGCTTGCAAGATTACGACACTCACAACACCTCCGCGCACCGATGAACGTACTATATACCTAGATATCGGAGATGAATAATGCGCTCTTGCACGGTTGTAGTTGTTAATGATGCACTCAGTAAAGATGATGTTACTCATGCTGCAAAGCCTAAAGCAAATCTTCGTGCAGTGCCTCTCAACGCTGTGTCAAAGCAAATTGTGAAAGAAGTTGGGGATGTGTCTGTTGATGTGTTCTCAGTTTTTGAAACAGATACAAGCCTGCCAGCAAACTTAACAGGGATGGCTTTGTTCATCACACTTAAAAATACTGACGATATTGTTGCACAGGTAAAAGGCAAGGTTAATTCTGATATCAAAAACATAGTGCACTTCAAGACAATTGAAGA